TCTTTCAATTCGACAGGCTCAGTCGTCGTCGCTTCCTGTTCTACAGCAGCCTCACTTGTTGCCGGCGTATTCATGTTGTCCAAATAGATTTGAGCAACATTAGAAGGACTGCCGTTTTCCCATTCCGCGCCCATAACAGCAGACATGCGAATCGCATCCACAGGTAGAACGTCGTCAACAGAGACGCCATTTTCAAACATGATGACGCCCATCTGACCGTTGTATGTTTCAAATCCAGATTGCGTAAGTCGTAATTTCATTTTTAAACCCCTATAACGAAAAAAGGCGGGCAATATGCCCGCCTTCTATTCTAACTCATTGGTGACTGATCACCAAGGATTTAGATATTGGTCACACCCTTCAGACGAGCCACAGAACGAGTGGACTTCAGGGCCAGGCCGGTGTACCACTTCAGACGAATACGAGTCGCGTCTTTGTTTTGCACAGTGCCGATGTTCTCGACAACCAGACCGGCGTTGTCGCCACCGTACAGACCATGCAGACCATCAAGCTCATTCATACGCAAAGCGTAGATGGAGCCAGTAGTGCCGACTGCAGTACCCTGGGTTTCGTTACCGGCAAGGAACTCATTCATGATGATGGGAATGCCATTATGGGTCAGCATCGGGCGACCGAAGTTCTCCAACTGTTGCATCACGGCGTCAGTACCGTAGGTTGCGCGAAGCAGCGAACGGAAGGCGCGAATGGTGCCACGACGCATCACGATAACGTCAGCACCGTTAGGCACAGCGTCACATAGTTCGTCAAGCATGGTGAGAGTCAGAGCGGCGCCGTTGACGCCAGCGGCGATGGTTTGCGGAGCGGTAACGATTTTTGCAAGACCGTCAAACGACTTAGGATCAGCAACAGAGTCGCCGGTAGCCAGAGTTTGATGGAACTTACGAGCAACGCCCTTGGCCTTTTTGGCAATCTGAATCGCCATTTGGTCGTTGGAATCACCCATCGTGGATTGCAGGAACTTGTCCACATCAACGTCGCCAGCAAGAATGCGGAGCTTGGCAACAACTTCAGTGAAGGTAGCGGCAGATTCGTTGATCGCGTCGTTCGGATCAAGAAAGTCAGCGCCACCAAGAGTGTTTTCGCGGTTGTAAACATAAGCTTTGCCATTCACGCCGACGAAGGGCAGAACGGAAAACAGGTCGTCGCGTTCGATGATTTCATCAATAACGCCAGAGATCAGTTGATTACTAGAAAGCTTTTCAGCTTCTACACGTAGCAGGGCCATTTTTATTCCTCAGAGATTTAGATTCAAAATACAATTTCGGCCTAAGTCTCTTTAGTCACCGATAGCCGACACATTAACACAAAACGCCATTAAATGCAAGTCATCGGTGACTTATTTGTTTAGTTGATATTCAACCCCTTCAACCCAGCAGAGATTCTGCTCAAGCCGGAAGTTTGAGTGGAATCTTGTGACTTGACTCCACCCTTGGGCTTCTTGCTATCACTATCTGCGCCAGCCTTAACCTTCGACTTGAGCATGTGGTCTTTTTCGGGGTCAGCTTCGATAATCTTTCGCATAGCATCATCAAACGAAACGTTGTTGCCATACTGGTCAACAAGAGCAGTTCGCTGTGCGTTTCCGCGAGGCTTGTCATATCCAACCACTTTGCCGTCCACGATTTCAAAATGATCGCCGTAGATTACGCGGGTCTTCGACGGGGTAAGCGTTAGCTCTTCGGAGATGAATTTTGAATTACCAAATTCAGTGCCGACAGTCAGATCGCCAATCATCGAGTTCGCTTTAGCTGATTGTGCTTTCAGTTCGTCATTTTCATCCTTGAGAGACTTGACTTCCTTGGCGTGCTCTTCGGCCATTCGAGCCTTGAGACGGTCAAAGTCACCTTTGGCCTCAAGCTGCTTGTCTTCGGCAAACTTTTGGTCTGCAAGCATTTTGCGGATTGCTTCCGGGTCAATGCCTTCAAATTGCTTCAACTGAGCCTGCAGTGCGGCGTTGTCAGTAATGGCCTTCTCAAGCTTTGTCTTTTTGTCCATCACCTCCTTTAAAAGCTTCGCTTCTTCATCGGACGGCTTTCCAGCCTTTGCGTCTGCGTCAGCTTTTGCCTTTGCTGCGGCCGCTGTCGCTGCAGCCAATTCATCTGCGGACTTGCCAGCGCCACCGTTTGCACCGTCACCGGCATCACCAGTACCGTCACCGGCCTGATCCATCAAACCGCGTCGAGCCAACATCATTTTCATTCGTAGATTCATTTGAATTACCTTTCAAGCCGTTCTCTCGGCCATCGTTAGTTAAGTCGATCAGTCACTTGATCAACAGGTTGTACTACTTGGTTTCTTTAGTCACTTCGCCTTGACGATTATCTGCCGTTGGCTTTTTGCCAGCCCCGCCAGCGGGAGTTGGTGTATTTGCACCGTCACTGCCGCCCGTTACAGAAGCCATTTCCATCGCTGCTTCAATCGGATCTACAGGCCATTCTTTCAATTCTTCGTCAATCTTGGCACGCAGATCGGCAGACAGTTGCGGGAACAGTTTGTCAACCAGCATACTCATCTGCTCTCTGCGAACAGAGCCTGGGGCGCTTATCAACATCAGTTGAGCGGAGATGTCGAATTCGTCGTACAGACCGCGAGTGTCGAAGTTGTCTGGGTATGAAACGAGACCAATGTCGCTAACTTGTTCTTTATTCCAAAGGGCAACTAAACGACAAAGCTTGTTTTCAATCACCTCAAGACTGTCTGCCTTCGCAGCAAGCAAAGCATTCACGCGCTCGAAATCGTAAGCCTTCGCTACGCCGCTGGAATTATCTGTACCGACAGCGTTGTCTTGCTTTGTGCGCTCACCAGCCAAACCGACAGTGTGATAAATCTCAGAAATGATCTTGTTTACAACTGTGACAATCAACTCTGCCTGCTTTACATCTGGCGACAGATAAAACGGAGCGGCGCCACCTTCACCATCGTAAAGAAAGATTCGCTTCGTGCCCATTTCCACAAGCTTGTTGTAGGAATCCTCACCGGGCAAAATATTTTGAGCAGGCATTGCAAGCTGTGAAAATGTCTGATCCTGAATAATTGCATCAAGGTTCGACAGGTAATTGGCAACGGCACGGTCAAGATATGCGATATCGTCAATTAGCGCAGGGGCGTAATAGTCTTCATCGGTAATGATATTGTCGGCAAGAATCACAGGAACCTCGCCCAAGTCGTGAGTTCCCTCATCGACAGCTATCACTATTTTTTTTCTGCCAACGGTTTGCTCTTCGTACAAATGCCAACTGGTTTTTGTCCATAGCCGGAATTGATCAATCTCAATCCCAGACGAATCAAATGGATTTTTGTCGTCTCTGGCACACTCCTTGATAAGCACCCAGTTAAGCGCACCGTTTTCGTCGTAGCTGTAATCAAGCAACTGCTCTGGGCCAACCACATAGGCGTAAGTTCTAATGCCAGACGCTTTCTCATCAGCTTTTGACAAAACAACGCCTGACGGTGCAGTGGTATCAACAACGATGCCGATACGCCCAACCATAGATGTCATCTTGCTAACCTGACGAGACAAATCTCTAATCGAAAGACCGCCCTTCGTGGTGCGCTTCCAAAATGCCTTAACCGACTCTGGGGCGTCTTCGTTTCGTGCTACGTGCTGCTTAAACAGGTATTTGTTGATCAGATCAACAACCTCTCGGCTATGGTTGAACCTGTAGCATCGCTCAACTCGATTGGCGTATTCTTCATCGCCCTCTTTGATATACCGAAAGACGTTTTCCTTAAACCACTCCCTGCCACCCTCGTAAGTTTCCTCAAGAAACTTCCAATGTTCGCTTCTTTCGTACTCTGGGTGACGACGCTTAATCAAGGCTTGAAGACGCTTTTGATCATCGGTCTTTGGCATTAAAGACACTGAACCATCTGCGTCCGTGTGTGCGATGCGAGAGGTCTCGCCTGGTTTAAGATTACTCATATAACTCCTAATATACTTCAGTGGTGACTTATCCGCAAGCGTTATAAAGAAATACCGCCAACTTCTACTTTTCTAACTGGATGTTCTAACTCGATGCAGTATCCCGCCGCATCTGCCGAGTGCTCAACGCCAGCAGCCTTATCCACATCTCTTGTTCCGCGCTTGTAGATTGTTTGCTCGAAGGCATTGATAACGTGTTTGCAATGTGAGTTGATTTTCAACCTTATCGTGCCATCTGCCGCCTTCAGCATTCTGTTTACAGAGTTCACCCTGTCGGCAACGTAAGGATGCTTGCGTCTGTATTTGACGTTCTTGAAGCCATTCTCGCGAAGAATGTCTATGTCGGTCTCGCCTCTGGCGTGTTGTCGCGCACCGCCAGCGGGGTCAGGGTACACAACCGTAGAGGCTTGATAGCGCCAGTATTTTCTATCCAGTT